ACCCGCGCCGGACTGTTACAAAACCTGCGGGAGCAAATCACGCGGCTCTCCGAGACGAAGGCGCAATACAAGGCCCTCTCGGCCGAAGCCTCTCGCCTTGGCGCGGCTCTCGCCAAGACCACCAAGCCGACCAACGCCCAGGTCACGGCCTTCGAACGGTTTCGGGAAGCCGCCGCCCAGGCGCGCCAGGAGTTCCGCGCGCAAGGGCAAGCCTTGTCCAACCTGCGGGGCATCCTTCGAGAGTCTGGTGGCGATGTCGAAGCCCTGTCCAATCGTGTCCAACGGTTCGGCCAGGTCCTCGCCACAGCACGATCCGGTTACTCCGGCCTCCAGTCGGCATCCAGCACCGCAGCGAACGCGGCGCGTAGGCTCACGTCAGAGCTTGAGAGAGGGGCCAACGCCTCGGAGCGCCAGAATAGGGCAACCCGCAGTCTGGCGGGCTCCATGCGCGCTGGAGCACAAGCCACGGGGCTCTTCGCCAACGCGATCCGCCGCTTCTACGGAGAGAGCCGGACGGCCCTGTCCTTCACCCAGCGTCTACGCGGTGAAGTCCTGGCCCTGGTCGCGGCATACGGTGGCTTCTTCGCGGTTATCGAAGGCATCCGTGGCGTGGTCAACGCGCAGCAACAGCTAGAAGCCTCGACCAACCGCTTGAACGTGGTCTTCAACCAGGACCAGACAGCGGTCGCGGGCGAACTGGACTTCATCCGCCGTAACGCGCGCCGCCTGGGCGTCGAGTTCGGCTCCCTCGCGAACGAATATACCAAGTTCGCCATCGCCACCCAGGGCACCAACCTGGAGGGGCAGGAAACCCGTAGAATCTTCCAGTCGGTCGCTGAGTCCGCAAGGGTCAACGGCGCGACTCTCGACCAGCTACAGGGCACTTTTGTTGCATTAACTCAGATAGTTAGCAAGGGAACGCTCTCGATGGAAGAGCTTCGCCAACAGCTAGGCGATAGGATTCCAGGCGCGATTAACATCTTCGCGGACGCCCTCGGATTGGGCACCGCAGAGTTCATCAAAATGGTGGAGAACGGCGAGATTTCGTCTGACTCCCTGTCGGCGTTCGCGGACGAACTGGACCGCCGCTTTGGCGACCAGCTTCCCGCAGCGTTGCAGACCACGACCGCCGCCATCGGTCGGTTCCAGAACTCCGTGTTCGAGGCGTTCCTGACCATCGGTAAGGGCGGCGCTATCGAGGGCTTCACCGATCTGTTGAACGGTCTGATCGAGACCCTGGACTCTGCGGCGGCCGAGGACTTCCTGACCAAAGTAGGCGGGGCGCTCCAGAGCTTCTTCAACGTGATCGGCTCGGTCGTTCGGAATTGGGACCTTCTGATCGTCGCGATCACCACCTTCACGGCCTTCAAGCTCGCGCCCATCATCATCGGCATCGTCGCCACGATGGGCCGCTGGCAAGCCATCATCCGCCTGACTCGTATCAGGACCGCCGCTCTGACGGCCACCCTGGGCGGCCTGGGCGCGGGAGCGCGCGGCGCGGCCGCAGGGATCGTGGGGATGCGGGTTGCCCTCCAGGCGCTCCTGTCTGCCACGGGCATCGGGCTCCTGGTCACATTGATCGGCACGGGCATCGGCATCTGGGCGACCAGAGGGTCCGAGGCGACCGAGATCATGCGGACCCACCGAGACATTGTGGATGAGGTCAAGAACGCTTACGACCAGGTGGGCGTCTCTGTGGAAGACGTGCGTGATCGGCTCCAGAACATCACGACCATCCAGGCCGAGAACAACCTTCGCTCTCTCCAGCGGGCCTATGAGAACACCCTGGACGCTTTCGAGGCGGCCTTGCCGCGCGACATCTTCGGGAACGTGCTGTCTGCGGGCGGCGGGTTCTTCCAGGAAGTCGAGACCTTGTTCCAGTCTTTCCGCAACGGCAAGCGCACGACCTACGAGTTCCGCCAGGAGCTTGACGAACTGAGCCAACGCTACGAAGACCTCTTCCCCGTAAACCGTGACTTCGCGGAGACCTTCGATACCCTCGCCGAGAACGTCGTGGCAGCGGGCGTCGAGCTTGTGGATGCCAATGACATCCTGACGATCCTCACGGGCACCGAGGAAGAGGCCGAGGCCGCTCTCCGGCGCTTGAATGATGTGGTCGAAGAGACAGGCGACACGGTAGAGGAAGAAACAGATCGGCTTGCGGCTTACACCGAGGCCCTGGGCGAGCTTCAATCTCTGGTGCCTTCGCTTACAGACGAACTCAAGAAGTTCGAGGAAGCGGCGAAGCTCCAGGAAGCCTTCGCGTCGGCCCTGGCACTCGCCAACACATACGAAGAGATGCTGGCCGTCTTCACGGCGTTCGGCCAAGCCACGCGAGACCTGGAGATCGGAGACATCTTCGACGGCGCGGCTTCTGGTGGGGGCGGGGCTTCCGCTGCATTGCTGAGACAGTTCGAAGGCTACCGCGAGAACCCGTATAACGATCCTCGCACCGATGCGAACGGCAACCAAGTCGGGCCGAACATCTATCGAGCGGGCTACGGCTCGGACACGGTGACGCTCTCTGACGGCACGATCCGCCAGGTCACGGAAGGGATGCGAGTCTCTGTGGCCGACGCCAACCGCGATCTCATCCGTCGGATCGGGGAGTTCCAGGATACCGTCCGTGGGCAGGTCGGGGGCACTCGCTTCGAGTCCTTTACGGATGAGCAACAGGCGGCCCTGACCTCCATCGCCTACAACTACGGGAGCTTGCCTGACCGGATCGTGGCGGCGGTCCAGTCTGGAACCGTGCCAGAGATCGCCAGCGCCATCCGCAACCTTGGGAGCGACAACGGCGGCGTCAACCGTGATCGCCGGAACCTGGAAGCGGACATCTTCTCTGGTGGCGGCGCGCCGAGCGATCAGGCATACCTGGACGCCGAGCGCGAACGGACGCGGGAGCTTGAGCGTCAAGCGGAACTGCGGGCCGATGAGACACAAGCCACGGCTGATCGGATCGGCAACACCGAGTTCGAGATCACCCAGCAAGAACTGGTCAACCAGGGTCGGGAGCGTGAAGCCGCTATCGAGGCAGCGATCCGTCAAGCGCGTCAAGAGAACTCCGAGATCACGGCCGCCGAGATCGAGCAAATCCGTCGCCTGGAAGGGCAGAAGTTCGATCTGGAGCAACAGGAGAGAAACGCCAACACCGAGCGCGAGCGCGCCCAGGAGATCGAAGCGAACATCAATGAGCTTGTCCAGCAACGGACGGCGCTCCAGTCGCTCCTGGACGAACAACTCGCCAGCGGTGCGGCGGCCTCGGCCATCCAAGAGACACAGACGGCGCTCGTAGGGGTCAACTCCCAACTGTCCGAAGCCATCGAGAACGCTCTGTCCCTGTTGGAGACCTTCGCCCAGACGGACCCAGCGGTCGCGGCCATCGTGGCGCGGATGCGGGAACTCCAGATTTCGTCTCAGGCGGCGGGGCAGTCCACACTCATCACGTTCAAACAGGTGTCGGACGCTTTCGCCAACACCTTCACGAACGCGGTCCTGGGTTTCGCGGAAGCCATCGCCAACGGCGAGAAGGCCACCGTCGCCCTGGGCAACGCCTTCCGCCAGTTTGCCTCGGACTTCCTGTTGCAGATTGCCCAGATGATTACCCAACAGCTTGCCCTCAATGCGGCGAAAGCGATTGGACGGGCGTTTGGGTTTGGTGTTGCCCACCAGGGCGGCGTGATCGGGGCCAGCGGCATAAGCCGGAAGGTCTCGCCTTCCGTGTTCGCGGGGGCCACGCGCTACCACAGTGGCGGCGTAGCAGGGCTCCGGCCTGGGGAGGTCCCCACGATCCTCCAGCGGGGCGAAGAGGTCCTGACACGCGGCGACCCACGGCACATCTTCAACGGCGGCGGCCAGACGGCCGGAGGCACCACGGAGGTCACTCCGAGGATCGTCAACGCCATCGACGGCGCGAGCTTCATGGAAGAGGCGTTGAAGGACAAGCGGGGCCAGGAGACGATCTTGAACTACATCCAGGCCAACCGATCCACGGTTCGCGGCGCTTTGGGGGTTTGATATGGCAGACCAGAACAAAGCATGGGGTTTTCCGATCCAATGGGCCAGGTCCTACGGGGAAGAGATCAGGTTCCGCACGGAGATCATCACCAGTCGGAACGGCAAAGAGCAACGGATCGCCCAGCGGGTTAAGCCGCGCCTTGCCTACGACTTCGAGAGCTTCCTGAATTTCAAGGACTTTCAGAAGGCGGCGCGGCTCCTGGCCGAAAACCAAGGCAGGGAGATCGCGGTCCCCCATCCTCGGCGGCGAGCGGAACTCACGGCCGAAACCGTTCGGGATGTGGCAACCACGCGCGCCGTGAGCTTCACGATAGATGACTCCGGCTCGATGGGCGCCGACGGCAAGATCAACACGATGAAGACGGCCATGAACGCGGTCTTCGATGAACTGAGTCTGGCGCTCACGGACGGCCGCCTCTCGCGCCTCGATCTCCAGGTGTGCGGCTGGGGCGACCTCGCCACGCAACAGACCTATCCGAACGCGAGCCCTGCGGACATCGAACTGGCGCGGACCTACATCAACGGACTGGCGGCGACCAGCGGAGGCACGAACTTCAACGCCGCCGCCCAGCAAGCCGCGACCTTCTTCGACACGACCCTCGCCACCAGCTTTGCTCGGCGATGCTGGTTCTTCGTCACCGACGGCCAGCCAACAGGGGACACCCTGGGCTCGGCGCTTACCACGTCTTCGGACCTTCGGGATCGTAGCAGCGGGGCCTTCAATCTGACCGACGGGACGGATGTGGACATCTACGGGATCAACATCCAGGACGCCTCCACAGGCGCTACGGGCTCCCTGGACAACACGCCGGAGGATGGGGTGCCAGTGGTGGACGCCCTGGACCCAGACGCCTTGCTCTACGCCCTCCTGTCCGGCGTGTTCGGCCAGGTGATCGAGATCGACGGCACCCAGGACTGGATGCAACCGAACACTCCTGTCTTCCTGGAGAACGACACCGCGCGGGAACTGGTCAACATCATCCGCGTCACGGGCAATGTGGTCTACACCGACGGCGCGCTCTTGAACACGTTCGACGCGGGCACCAAGGTCTGCGGCGCGGTCTACGGGACGTTCTCCAACGACTCCTCCTTGCGGGCGGCGACCACTCGTGTCGGCCTGTCGCGCGTGGAGTTCGATGCGAACGTCCTGGGCACCTATCACGAGGACTGGTCTACCGCTCCTGCGGACACCTTGAACGGCCTGGAGCTTCTTCGTATCCCGCACCAGTGGGCCACGGATTTCACCATGACCTTCGAGCGACCGTTCGAGGGGCGCGACATGAACCGAGGCCCCACGGAACGCTATTTCCCCGTGGACTTCACGACACGGATCATGTCCGTCCGGCACGTCATCCGAAACGAGGACCACATGAGCCGAGTCATCGGTCTCTTCTACCGGAGCCGTGGCAAACAGAAACCGTTCTACTGCCCGACCTTCATTGACGAATGGCGGCCTGTCGGCAACCTGCCCAGCGTCTCCCAGACGATGACGATCCCTGGCCGTGAGTTCTACGACCAGTTCAACGGGAGCGCGATGTATCGCTACTTCCAGGTGGTCACGCCAGCCTTCACCTACATCCGTGGGATCACGTCGATGACGGTTGACGGCGCGGGGAACACCCAGATTACTCTCGACTCCATCTGGTCCACGGACATCGACTTTGACGACATCCAGTCGATCTCCTGGGTGGTGAAGTGTCGGTTCGAGACAGACACGCTCTCCCTGGAATGGTTGACAGACGGGGTGGCAGAGACGACTATGAAAATTCGAACCCTGGAGGACGTTGCATGACCTACGAGAACTACGAGAGTAGTCCCGATGAGGGACTCCAGGCTTCCCTTTTCTTGATCCAGTATGGCTCCGAGGATGCCAACTACTTCGCCTACACGGACATAGATGTCCCCGTGACTTTCGACGGTGTGGAATACGCGCCAACAGTCATCGGTCGCGAGAAGATCGAGTCCAGCGGGGGCCTGGATAACAAGACCCTGGAGATCGACATCACGCCGTCGGCCTCTGTGGTCAAGTTCTACCAGAACCGCCAACCATCCCAGGTGGTGACGATCACGATCCGCCAGGGCCATGTGGACGATCCAGCGAACGATTTCGTAGTCGTGTGGACGGGGCGGATCATCGGCATCGAGCAAAAGAGCCGCTATGCGAAGATCAGCGCGGAGCCTGTCGCCACGTCGATGAGGCGGCCAGGTCTCCGTCGGCACTATCAGTATGGGTGCCCCTGGGCGCTCTACTCGGATGACTGTGGGGCCGACCGCGCAGCGGGCTCTGTGGTCGCCGCAGTCTTCACCGTGGGCTTGAACGTGATCGAGTTCACCCCAGGCTGGGAGGGTGCGAAGCCCGCAGGAAAGTTTGCTGGGGGATACATCCAGTGGGCGGACGCGGACGACAACTCCCTCCAGACACGAACGATCCTGAGTGTGCAACTTGGGGCGGGGACCGACGGTCGGGATCGACTGGCGCTTAACGGTTCGACCGACGGCCTGGAAGAACTGACCGTCATGACTCTCTTCGTAGGGTGCAACCACGGCATGAGCGATTGTGCCGGACTGCACGACAACATCCAGAACTTCGGTGGGCAACCTTGGATTCCCCAAGAGAACCCCGTCGGCTTTGTGAATAGGTTCTATTGATATGCCTTGGTGGTGGCTCATTCAACTTGTCGTCGCGGTGGCCCTTGCGGTCATCGCCTATGCTCTTGCGCCGAAGCCTAAGAAGGTGAAGCCCGCAGCTACGAAAGACCTGGACAATCCCACGGCCGACGC